GACGACCCGCTGTTTGCCTTTGAGAACTCCACCCGCACCGCGCAGATCCTCGCCGACACCATCGCTGAAGCGCACATGTGGGCGGTGGACAAACCGATGCACGCGTCCCTGGTGCGCGACATCGTCGAAGGGGTCAATGCCAAGTTCCGCGAGCTGATCTCCCAAGGCTATTTGATCGGCGGCAGCTGCTGGTTCCCGGACGACATCAACGACAAGGACACGCTCAAGGCCGGCAAGCTCTACCTCGACTACGACTACACCCCCGTGCCGCCGCTGGAAGACCTCACCCTGCGCCAACGCATCACCGACCGTTACCTGATCGACTTCGCCAGCAAGATCAACCGTTAACCCGGCCTCCCCGCCTGGGGAGCCAGCCCCGCGCCTGCTCACCGGAGAACTGCGCCATGGCCTTACCTCGCAAGCTTAAAAACATAAACCTGTTCAACGACGGCAACAGTTACCTGGGCGTAGTCAAGTCCATCACCCTGCCGCCCCTGACCCGCAAAATGGAAGCCTATCGCGGTGGCGGCATGAACGGCTCGGTCAAGGCCGACCTGGGCATGGCCGACGACGGTATTCAGTTCGACTGGAAAACTGGCGGCCTTGATCTGATCTCGCTTAAACAGTTCGGCGCAGTCAACGCATCCGGTGTCGCCCTGCGCTTTTCCGGGCCTTTCCAGCAGGACGATACCGGCGAAACCAGCACCGTCGAAATCGTTGTGCGCGGTCGGCATGAGTCCATCGAAATGGGCGATGCACAAGGCGGCGAAGACACCGAACACAGCATCAAAACCACCTGCACCTACTACAAGCTGACCGTCGATAACGAAGAAATCATCGAAATCGACCTGCTCAACTTCGTCGAGAAGGTCAACGGCGTCGACATGCTGGAAAAACAGCGCAGCGCACTGGGCATCTGACCCTCACAGCACGCTTGCCTCCCTGATAAATCCTTCCCCAGGAGCCTCATATGAAAACCAACGACACCCCAGAAACCTTGCCCGCCATCGATGACAACTGCGTCACCCTCGACCAGCCGATCAAACGTGGCACGTCGGAAATCACCAGCATCACCCTGCGCAAACCCGCTTCAGGCGAACTGCGGGGCGTGTTGCTGATAGACCTGCTGAACATGGACGTGGCCAGCCTGATCAAGGTCATCCCGCGTATCAGCAGCCCCGGCGTTACTGCTACCGAAGCCGCAAGCATGGACCCGGCCGACCTGCTGGCCATCGGCAGCAAGATCGCCGGTTTTTTGTTGCAGAAGTCGGCCAGGACGGAAGCATTCCTCGTTGCGTAGAGGACGCCATGGCTGATCTGGCAGTGGTGTTTCACTGGGCACCGGCTGATATGAACCAGTTGGGCCTGCAAGAACTGATGGACTGGCGCGAACGCGCCCGGGTGCGGAGTTGTACTGATGGCGAATGACTTAAAGCTGCGGGTATTGCTGAGTGCCATCGACAGGGTCACCGCACCTCTGCGCAGTATTCGCGGCCAATCGACAGAGGCCGCGAAAGCACTCAAAGGCGCCCGTGACAAGCTCAAGGCCCTCAATGAAACCCAGAAACAGATTAATGGGTTCCGCTCACTTAAACAGGGCCTGAGCGAGACCCAGACAGCACTGCAGGCTGCACGCCTACGCACCCAGCAACTTGGACAGTCACTGGCCCAGACACAGAACCCGACGCGGGCGATGACGCGGGAGTTCGCGCAAGCCAAACGCGCCATGCAACAGCTCAAGCAGCAGGAAACCGCCCAAACGCAGCAACTGCAGCAGATGCGGCAACGATTAAACAGTGCAGGCATTTCGACCCGAAACCTGGGAGAGCATGAGCGGCGTTTGCGCCAGGACATCCTCCAGGCCAATCAGCAAATGGAGCATCAACGCCAGCGCCTTGAAGATCTCACCCGCCAACAACAACGGCTGACCCGTGCCAGTCAGGCCTACCAACGTCAACAGCAAGCGGTTAGCAAAATGGCGGGGCAAGGGGCTGCAGCTGCGGCCAGCGGTGGCGCTGCAGTGTATGCCGGGGCTCGACTGATAAAGCCGGGCGTTGAATTCGACGCCAGCATGAGTCGAGTGCAAGCCATCAGCCGCCTGGATAAAGATGACGAACAGCTCAACACGCTGCGCGTCCAGGCACGGCAACTTGGAGGATCAACCCAATTCACTGCAGGTCAGGCGGCGGATGCTCAGGGGTATCTGGGCATGGCCGGTTTCGATCCTAAAGCAATCAAACAGGCAATGCCTGGGATGCTCAGTCTGGCTGCGGCTGGTGGGGCGGATCTGGCACAGACTGCCGACATTGCGTCGAACATCATGTCCGGGATGGGGTTGCAGGCGGATCAGATGGGCAAACTCGGTGATGTGCTTGTGGGCACCTTCACCCGTTCCAACACAAACTTGCAAATGCTTGGCGAGACCATGAAGTACGCCGCGCCCATGGCCAAAACCTACGGCGTAGAACTGGAGGTGGCAGCGGCCATGGCTGGCAAACTGGGAGACGCTGGCCTGCAAGGCAGCATGGGCGGAACGGCCCTCAGCTCCATCATGAACCGCCTGGCCGCACCGCCCAAGGCGGCGCGCAAAGCGCTGGATGAGTTGAATATTCAAACCGCTGACGCTAATGGCAATCTGAGACAACTACCCGACATTCTCAAAGAAATTTACGATAAGACCCAAGCCATGGGCACTGCCAAAAAAGGGGGACTGTTCAAGGCCATTGCCGGGGAGGAAGCGGTTAAAGGCATGGCCCAACTGGTGGATCAAGCCGGGATCGGCGAGTTGCAAAAACTGATCGCCACTTTGCGTGAAACCCAGGGCGAGGCAGCAAAAACAGCCAGTGTCATGGCTGATAACCTCAAAGGCGACCTGACTACCCTTGGCAGTGCCTGGCAAGACTTCGGCATTGAACTCGAGGAACAACAGGACGGCACATTGCGCGACTTGGTGCAGTCCATCACCGGCATTATCCGGAGTGTCAAAAGCTGGGCACAAGAAAATCCAGAATTCAGCGCAGGGCTGATCAAAACCGCTGCAATCATTGCAGGCCTCGCCGTCGCGGTGGGCGGGCTGATGATCACGGTCGCCGGCGCGTTATTACCCTTTATCGCCCTGCGCCTGATGCTGGCCCAACTGGGCATTCGCCTGCCCGGGTTGATCGGACTGCTGTGGAGTCTTGGTAAAAGCGTACTGCCCTACGTCGGCAAAGCTGTGCTGTGGCTGGGCCGGACGCTGATGCTCAACCCCATCGGCCTCGCCATCACCGCCATCGCCGGCGCCGCCTACCTGATCTACGAAAACTGGGACGCGGTCAAAACCTACTTCACCAACTCCTGGAAGGAAATCAAGGCGGGGTTTGACGGTGGCGTGGGAGGCATCCTCACGGTGCTAGCCAACTTCAGCCCGATCGGGCTGGTCTACCAAGCCTTTGCCGGCGTGCTGAGTTACCTGGGTATCGACCTGCCGAACCGCTTTACCGAGTTCGGCGGCATGATTGTTAACGGCTTGGTGAACGGGCTGTACGCAGGCCTGGGCAAGGTCAAAACGGCAATAACCGGCATTGGTGACTCGACCATCACCTGGTTCAAGGAAAAACTCGACATCCACAGCCCGTCCCGGGTGTTCGCGCAATTGGGCAACTTCACCATGGCCGGCCTGACCCAGGGCTTGGTCGACGGCGGCAAAGGCCCGCTGAATGCCATCGGCCAGCTCAGCAAGCAACTCACCGCCACCGGCGTACTTGCTCTCGGCACACTCACCGCCACCCCGGCCCTGGCCCTGGCCGTTGATACGCGCCCGCCCATCAGCCCGACGGCAGCCTCAACCTACGACAGCCACGACAGCTACGAAATCAATATCCACCCCACACCCAACATGGATGCCCAAGCCATCGCCCGCGCAGTGCACGCCGAACTCAGCCGCATCGACAACGAAAAATCGGCCAAGCGTCGCAGCCAATTCTCTGACCAGGACTAATCATCATGATGCTTGCCCTCGGCATGTTCGTGTTCAGCCTTTCGACGCTGGCCTATCAACAACTGCAGCGCCAAACCGAATGGCGTCACCCCGCCAGCAGCCGGATCGGCGCTGCGCCGGCACGGCAGTTTATTGGCCGCGGCGACGACACCATCACCCTTC